GCGTCAGCTTAGCGGCCGCGCAGAGCGTAACGGAAAAGAAACCCCTTGTCACTTCCGACGAGGGGTTTTCGTTTCTGCACCTGACAGGTCCTCCGGGTCGAGGTCGTAGACGACCTCGATCCTCGGACCATCCACCGACAGGACCTTCGGGGTTGGCGACTTGAACGAGCGGCACTTCGCCCGCATGACGACGTGGTTGGGCTCCTCATGCGCGATGAACACCGCGTGCGAGTCCGTGGCGCGTCCGATGGCGCCTGCGCCTGCTCCAACGTCCATGTCCGCCTTGCCGGACTGGGTGCCTTTCGCCGCGTGGTGCACCACCATGATCGCGGCATCCGCGTAGTCCGCCAGGGCGTCGAGCACGTTGTACAGCTGGGTCATGTCGCTGTTCGAGTTCTCCTCGGCGCCCTTGGGGATGAACCGGTACAGCGCGTCGAGGACGATCAGCCCGTAGGTGCCTCGAGGCCTCGAGCGGATGGTCGCCTCGAGGTCCTGCATGGTCGCTCGCTTGCCCCGCATCCACGCGGCGTCGAGGCGCTCGGCGACGACCCCTCGAGGGACCCGGGCGGCGTGCATGGCCTTGTGCAGGCGGTTCAGGCCCGTCTCCCGGTGCAGCTCGTTGTCGACGAGCAGGACCCGGTGCTGCTCGCACATGTGGTCGCACCAGTTCCCGCCGGTGATCACCTGGGCGATGACCGAATACGCCATCCACGTCTTCCCGGTCTTCGGCGAGGCGATCCAGTTCATCACCTCGCCGCGCCGGACGAGCCCGTGCACGACGGGCGGCCTCAGGGGTATCTCGAACTCCCCGAGCTCGACCGGCTCAATGGGGAATGCTGTCGCTGCTTCCATGCGGCTGTCCTCCGTAAAAAGGCCACCCCCCCGGCGGGTGCTCCGGGGGGGTGGTGCGGCGCCCTTGCCGCTGCCGCGAGGCCCTACGGGGAGAACGCGCTTTCGCGCCGCGGCGGCTCAAGCCCCGATGCGGCTGGCGGGCCGCACCGGAGCCAATCAGGGGAAAGGCTCAGAACGGAATTTCGGCGGCAGTCGCGGCGGGCATGGGGCGGGCGCCCTCGATCCGCTCCCACGCGTGGCACGTCAGGAACTCGCCCTTGTCGGTGCGTTTCACGGTCAGCTGGAGCCGCGCGCCGTCGCCCTTGACAAGCGGGCAGTCCCGCGCGGCGTCGAGGTCCCACATGGACGAGTAGGCGACCTCCCCCTCGGTGAACTTGCCGCCCATCAGCCCGTCCTGCCTCGGCCAGACCTTCAGGCCGATCCGCCGGTGCTCCTTGCCGCTCGGCGAGAACCGCATTTCGCTGTAGGTGATGTCGCCTTCCACCCAGACCGCGTCTGCGGGCGCCACGAGCCCGCCTGAGGCGTTCTTCGGCTTCGGACGGGTGTCGGGAGGGATCGCGCCCGACAGCCTCCTGAGGCGATTGGCGAGACTTTCCAGTTCCGCTGTGATCTTGGACAGTTCTTCCTGCATGGCTATCTCCTCTGCTCCCGGGTGGGAGCGGCAATGACCTCGGCGTCGTCGTCGACGTCGCCGACCACGTTGCAGAGAGCGCAGAGCACATACCGACGCAGGTAGGTGATCGCCGCCCCCAGTTTCTGAATGTTGGCCTCGACAGGCCATGGGGTTTCCCACGTCATGCACTCGCCTGACGCGTGCACGAGCGTGGTCTGTAGCACCAGGTAGAGCGCGCTATCGCGCTTCTCGACGCGCGGCACCATGATCACGGACAGTCCGTGCTTCGCAAGGACGGGCCGCACGGTGTCGACCACGCTCTGGAGCGTGGCGTAGGGTTGGTTGAAATGGCTGTTCTGCCTGTCAGCCAGCGGGTTCTTCAGTTCCGCCGCCGCTGCCGCCAGCGCCTTGTACAGGTTCTGCATTGCTCCTCCGAATCTCGGCGATGATCTGTCCGATGCGCGCCGGGGTCACTCCGACCACGGCCGCCACTTCCTGCTTCAGGTACCCGGCCGCGAGGAGCTCGCAGATGAGCCGCTGGCGTCCGTTCGCGATCTTGAGCTGGAGCTCGAACCGCTCGACGTCCGGGGCCGCGGCGCCGTGGGGCAGAGCCACCATACGCCGCCGTCTGGTCCGTCCTCGTTCCCGCCGGTAGGCGTCGATGACGTCAAACCAGACGATCCGCTTGAACCATGGCTCGATGTGCAGGGATTGCATCGCAAGGTCGTGCGCGTCCTTGCCGTCGACACTGCTGCGGCCAAGGCGGCGTAGCCCCGCCTTCGCGACCTTGAGCGCGATCCTGTACCGCGCCTCATCCACGGCGCTCCTGCGCGAGGATCGCGCTCATCTTGTCAATGCACTGCTGGTCGATCCTCCGCTCGGCGAGCAGCATCCCGACGCGCTTCTGTTCGTGCGCGATCTGCTCCTTCTGCCGGTCGAGGTACCACCGGAGGTTCCGGATCGTGCACGCGGCGTCCTGAAGGAGCAGCTTGCTGTGCTGGTCGGGAATCGTCCGCGCCCAGGCCTCCAGCTCCGGGATCAGGTTGCACTTGCCGACCGGCGGAAGCCAGTTCCGCTCAAAGGGATCGTCGTGGCGGGGTTCGAGGCCCTCGCGTTCCTGCTGGGCGCTGTAGGTTTCACCCGCGGCCATCGCGCTTCACCTCCTCGTGGTCGAACCAAAGGACCGACACGCACGCGATGCCCGCGAACACCATTGCGGCGCCAGCCATGATCCACGCGAGAATCATGCCCGCACCTCCATCCGCGGCTTGAACGAGTCGACCGAGAGGTTGCGCATCGCCCTGTACGCCTCAAGGGCGCGCGCGACGACCTGATAGTGGTGGATGTCGAGTTCTGCCGCAAGACTGCGGATTTCCGCCGCCTGCTCCCGGTGCACCGACACCGTCGTGAAACTGAACTTCTCTTGGGTCATGTGATCTCCTGCCTTTCGGCTTGATTACGATGCCCATCATCGGCGCAGTTGTCAATCGGGCTTTAGCCCTTTTCCGCGAACGGCACTGCGTCATTCAGACTCTCGCGCCGCTTCTGGCAGTTGCATTTCCCGCTCGTCACGCGCTTTACGACGTTCGCCACCCCCGTCGCCCGCGCCACGCGATGCACCGTGTCGCCGAGCCCGCGGTCAGGACCGTCGTAGTGCTCGCACCGGCGGCAGATGCCCGCGCTCGGCCGGTCGCCGTACAGCGGCAGCGCCAAGGCGCTCGTGCAGCGGCCGTCGACCATGTGGGCGCACTTCATCCAATCTCCAGCGACCAGCCGCCGTTGACGATGCCGGTCCAGACGCAAGGCGACGCGCAGACGCCGTACGCAGTCGCGCCCGTCCACTCGTCCTCGACGCCGTAGCACGGTCCCGCCGACGGGTCGACCGTCGAGCTGCACGCCGACGCAGTCGGCTCGCGACCGAACGCCTGCTGCGGCGAAGCGAACGGCGTTGCCGAGCATCCGAGAAAGCACGGGTCAGGCGGGTCCTGCTCGGTCCATTCCTCGATCTTGTGAAGCGCGAAGTTGCCCCAGTTCACTCGGTTGTGGACGCACGGGATGCAGTTCAGGTCTTCGGCGATGTCCGTGCCAATTGGCGGGCTGACGCACCGGACGCTGCTGGCTCCGTACGCGTCGTCGGCCATCTCCGTCGTAAACAGGTTCGCCGGGTTCTTCAGCTTCGCGATCTTGATGAACGTGGCGCCGCCCACCGCGATGCCGTTCGCCTGCGAGAGGGACACGCTGCAGCCCGGCGGCGTGTCCTCAACGAGGAACTCGTGCGACATCACGGCCGGAAAGTCGCATATCTGCAGCGCGATCACCCAGTACGCCGGGCCGGTGATCGTCCGCGCGCAGCCAGCCGGAGCCTCGGCGCCGACGCAGTGCATCGTCAGGCAGAACGGAACGCCCTCCGTCACGCGCGTGTACGACATGTCCTGAAGGTCGTAGCTGGTGTCCTGGCAGCAGTACGAGCCCTCCTCGATCTGGATGCTGGTCGAGATGGTCAGCTCGCCGCGCGCCTCGTACTTGCAAGAACTGCCGCTGCCGCACCGCGTCAGGGTCGCCGTCAGGACCTGCGAGAACGAGACATCCACCGAGTAGCCCATCATCGTCGTGCGCGTCACGCCGCCAAAGCACGCGCAGTCGAGGTCCTTCAGCGGAACCCGGTGCTCGTAGTGCCATGTGCCCGTGATGTCCGACAGCGAGTACGACGTCGCGTAAATGCAGCTGTCGTCGCAGTCGCCGCCGGGAACGTCCGGCAGGCAGCAGCAGCCGAAGCGGTTGGTGCTCATGCCTTCGGCTCGGCCTTCTTCTTGCCGATCTTCGGCTGCGGCAGCATCAGGCCCACCGCGCCCGTCAGCGCTCCGAACAGCAGCCCGCCGTACGGGATGCCCTCGGACGCCTGCCCGGCGATGGAGAGCCCCACGCTCGTCCACTGGTGGATGAACTGATAGCGCTCCTCGGCCTTCTCGATGGACGCCACGAACGCGGCGTCGGTGCGCTGCGCCCACTCGGTCCACTCGGCATAGGCCGCCTCGGCCTCGGACAGCATCAGCGGCGGCTCGACGTCCAGCACCTCGATCACGTCCTTGGGCGCCTTCACCTCGATGTGCTCGCGGAAGTCGCAGCCCTGCGCCACGAGCACGACCGCGATGAGCGTGCCGCCGAAGATCGCCATGGCCTTGTCGCGCTTATTCATCGCCGTCCCTCCGTGCTAGCTGCAGGCTGATCGCCTGCAGATGGTTCCTGATCTCGTGGATGTGCCGCTCGTGCCGCTCAAGGCTGTCCTTGACGCGGATGTCCTCGTTCGACAGGCGCTCCTCGATCTTCGCGAGCCGCGAGATGATCGAGAAGCAGAACCCGAAGAGCGGCCCGAGAAGGGTCACGCTCGCGATGGCGTACGGGAGAATCTGCTCAAGGCTCATCGAGTACTTCCTTCCTGCGCGCGTCGGTCAGCACGCCTACCGAGACGAGGTAGTGCATTCCGGCCTGCGTGATCGGGTCGCCCGCGTCGATCTCCTGCGCCGCCTGGGCGAGCTGCAGGAAGTCGGCGAGCGCGGGGTCGGCCGCGGCGCCGGAGCGGAAGGTCGCGCGCTCGGTCGGCGTGAAACGGAGGAGGAACTGATACGCCGTCCACTTCGGACGCCGGAACCCCCAGCCGTCGAAGACGTCGCCGACCACGGTGTCGTCGCCCGCGGGGATCGTCCCGGCCGGGCGGGCGTCCGCGTCCTCGATGAGGTAGACGCGCTTCGATTCGTCGACGTGTGCCCATCTCATGACGCCGCGCACCTCGTGAAGTCCTGCGAGAAGTCGACGTAGTCGACGTACATGTTTCGCGCGGTCGTTCCGGCGCCTTTACGGATGCCGACGCACACGCCCGTCTGGTCTGCCGCTCCGCTCGCGATGTTCGTCGTGATCGTCGCGACCAGCGCCTCGTCGATGTAGAACTTGGCCTCGGTCGCGCCCGCGTTGACCTCGATCCGCAGGCAGTACCACGTCGACGCGGCGACGGTTATGCCCGTGTCCGCCGTCGTGTTCGCGCCGCTCGTGGCGCTCGCCGTGATCGCCTGCCACTTGCCGCCGTTCAGGTTGTCGCGGTAGATGAACGCCGCGCCGTCGACCGGCGTCGATCCGGTCGAGATGCTGTCGTGCAGCCCGCAGATCAGGTTGTATCGGTTCGTCGCGTCCGAAAGGCTCGACGGGGTGCGGACCATCATCTCGAGCACGCACGCGCCCGAACCGAGCTGGATGCAGTCGAACGTCGGAGTGACCACCGCCGCGCGTCCGGTCGTGGTCGTGCCCGTCGTGCAATTCGCGATGCCGACGTGGTACAGCGTGTGGATCGCGGCGTCGTTGAAGGTCACCGCCGCGCCTGTTCCGGACACGCTCGTCGTGTAGTCGTCCGCCGTCGTGCACTCGGTCGACAGCCACACGCGGCGCTGCGGCTTGAACCGCCACGCGATGGTCGGCTCGGTCCACGTGATGTGGTCGCTGCCGACGACGTCCGCGAGCGGGTTGTCCGAACACTGGCCCGTAATCGCCTGGGTGTTGACGATCAGCCAGATGAACGAGCCGTCCGTGCGCCGGTGCGGCACGCACTCGACGTAGGTGCCGTTCGGAATCTGCACCGGGAAGAACCCGCCGGGAAGGTCCGCCGGGGGCACGCCGTAGCTGTAGGACGAGGCCGCGACGTTCGAGAGCTCGGAGACGCTGATCGCCTCCATGCTTACCGCCTCGTCCTCCTGCGGGACGTACGACGACGTCGAGCCGACCGCCGCGAGACGCACCGTGTAGAGCCAGCGGTAGCCCCCGACGCCGATGGCCGTCGCGCTGATCACCTTCATCAGCGTCGCCTCGCGCGGCGCGACGTCAGGCTGCGACCGGAGGAACCGCTCGACCTCGTCCGCGCGCGAAATGGCCTGCCGCATGCTCATGCGTAGTACCTTCCGTTCTCGCACATGTAGCGCCAGACGCCGCCCTGCTCGGACGAGCCGAAGATGTCGTTGAACGCCGCGCCGGTGCGGACGGGCCGCTGCCACTTCACCACGGTCGGCCCGGTCGCTCCGCCCTTCGGTCGGCCGTCAGAGGCCATCTCGGGAACCTGCACGTTCTCGAAGTACTCGTCGTACTCGTATTCCAGCGAGGCCTCGAAGTACTCGTACTCGACGTGCGACACCGCGCCGCCGGTGCAAACGAGCTTGCCCGCCGTGAACCCCATGAAGGTGTCGGTGTTCCGCTTGCCCGCGAAGCTGCTGATGTTCGACGCAGCCGCAACGATGTCCTGGGTCTCCGAGTCGATCAGGATGCGGATTCGCAGCTTGACGGTCGCGACGGTCGCCTTGATCGGCGTGATGCCCGAGACGACGGCCGTGCCGCCGATGTCGCTCGCGCTGACGTTGACCGTCGCGCTCGGCGCCGTCGGATTCACGCGCCAGACGTTGATTTCCTTCGTGCCGATGCTGAAGGTCGCGCGCGCCGGAAGGTATGGCGCGTCCGTCGCGTCGGACACCGTGCCGCCCACGTTCTTCTTGACGTCCTTCGAGTAGAAGTACATGGTGTCGTAGGTCGCCACGACGTCCATGTGCTGCGCAATTGGCGTTGCCTGCAGCGAACGGCAGAGCGCCGTCTCCTGCCAAGTCGCCGAGCCGGTGCCAGGAGCCGGGTACGCCTGACCGACCACCGGAACCGCCTGATACGGCGTCGTCTGATACTGCCCGTCCTGCAGCGCGTACGGAAGAACGAGCCCGGCGCCGCTCGGCTGGTCGGGATTCGGAACGTCGTCCGCGTCGATGCATCGATACCGCTCGACGATGGTCGACTTGTCGAAGAACGCGCCTTGCGAAACCTGACAGTCGACGATGAATGAAGCGATGTAGAAGGCCATGATTCAGTCCACGAGCTGCAGGAGCTGGTCGAGCGTCCCGGTGTCCTTCGTGATGCGCGAGCGCGCGGTTACGGCCGACTGATCGCTCAGCCACTGCTGCGCTTGCCTAACGTAGTCGAGGTCCTGCTGGTATGCGGCGGGATTTGGAGACGTCGCCATCTCGCGCTCGATACCCGCTTCCTGCCACGACTTTCCGCCGAGGATCGCGCCCCAGAAGGCGAACGCCTCCTTCATGGTGTCGCCGCCGCCGACGCCGATTTCCTGCTGAACCCATTCTCCGACGCCTCCGAGGCGCCCTTGCTTGTCGGACATCGCTGCCCAGAAGGTATCCATCCATCCCTTCTGGGATACAGCGGCGCGTTGCGCCTCGTCTGCGCCCTCGGCGAGACGCCGGGCGAACGTCTCGGTGACGCCCGTCGCGTTGTAGATGTTCTTGGTGAAATCCTTCTCGTAGTCCTCGATGGCCTTGCGAGCGCGGTCGGTCGCGTCCGCGAACGACTCGACCACGAACCCGCCGAGCTTGAACGGCGCCATGAACGCCGCGCCGACGCCTGCGAGCGCGATGGCGCCTGCGCCCGCCGCGCCGCCGAGCGAGCCCAGCGCGCCGACCTTGCCGATGCCTCCGCCGAGGAACGCCGCGCCCTTGCCGCCGATGTTCTGCAGCTTCTTCTGCGCCTCGGCGATGCCCTTCTGCATCGTCTTGGTGTTGACCGCGACGTCGACGTTCAGCGTGGGAAGCTTCATCCGTTCATCTCCCGAATCTGCGCCGACAGGTCGTCGCGCAGCTGCAGCGCGAAGGACGGCGCCTGAGCCTTGAAGGACGTGGTGAGCGCGGGTCGGCCGCGCAGGAACACGCCGCGACCCCTGTGGTACTGCCCCTTGCGCCAGCCGCGGCCGCCGCGCGCGTTCCGGCGCGACCACCCGGGCGACCACTGGTGGAACCCGTACTCGGTGAAATGCGAACGCCAGCCGCCGCCGTAGGCCCGGCGCAGGGCCCGACCCGTCGGCGAGACTCCCGGCGCGACCCGCCGCAGCTTGTGGCCGACAGCCGACCACGCCGTCGTGCCGTACGCCTTCACCTTCACGGTGAGATCGCGGCGAAGATCGCCCGTCTTCACCGGCGTGAGGGACGCGGCCCCGCGCTTTACCTGATTGCCGAAACGGCGCAGCGCGCCTTTCATGGCACGGTCCTGCACTTCGAGCGGCATAGCTTCAAGCGCGCGCTTTATGGCGGCCTGATCGGCGGGGTTGGGTCTTGCCGTGAAGTTCATCGAGCTTCCTTCGGATCGCCTTCAGGTCGGGGATGTCGAGCTGCACGTTCAGGTACGCGACGGGCGTTTCCCACGGTGCCCCCTGCCACTTGCCGCGCGTGAGCACCGACCGCGCGGCCCGTCCTAGGAACGGCCTTCGGCGTACAGCCCCTCGATCTCGGTGATGAGCCGCGCGCCCAGGGCGACCGGGCACTGCCGCGCCGCCTCGATGTCGGCGAACACCGGCACGCCCGATTCGTTCAGGACGTGCATCCTGAGCAGCGTCGGGTTCGCGTCCTTCGGCGCCTTCTCGTTGACGTCGAGCGCCTCGGCGAGGTCCGCGACCGTGGGGCGCCGCAGCAGCAGCCGGACGCCCGACACCTCGACGGGCTTGTGCTCCAGCCGCAGGATGGACAGAAGGTCGGACATCAAGCCTCCGTCATGGCCGAGCACGCGCGCAGCGTCATGGTGATCTTCACGACGTCGTTCAGCACCGACGCGACGTCGACGCTCTCGACCATTGCCTCGGTGAAGCTGTACGTCTCGCCGGTGTGCGCCGTGAACGCGAGCGCCTTCTTCGTGCTGCCCGCGATCAGGTCGGCGACAATGGTCGACTGCGAGGTCGCGTCGCCGTCCATGTAGCCCTGCACGGTGATGGTCGCCTCCGACTGCCCGTACACGTAGTTCTTGAACCCGTTGCCGAGCTCGGTGATCTCGATGGGCGTCCGGCTGTAGTTCAGGCTGATGTCGAAGACGCCGTTGATGGCGACTGCGCCGTAGGTGATGCTGCTGGTGCTCGTCGCGTAGATCGCCATTTCAGGGCTCCGTGTAGTAGATGTCGTATTCGTGGGTGATCACTGCAGGCTGGGCCTCGTCGCCGTCCGCGACGATGGGTTCCTGCACGTTGTAGGACTGGAACACCGTCGCGCCGAACACGAACGAGTTGTGCGTTCCCGGCGCGACGCACGAGCGGACCTCGTCGGCGAGCTCGGTGGCCTCGTTCACCGTCTCGTGCACGAGGTGAACCGTCAGCCGGACGCGCTTCTGCGTGCCGCCGAGCGTCATGTTCTGCATGTCCGACACGGTGAACACGACGGCGGGCAAAATCCCGGCGGTCAGCTCCGGCCGAAACCCGTAGGTGAACCGCGCGTCCGGGATCGAGGAGAGCGCGGACGCCGTGCGAAGCATCGTGCGGATGGCCTGCTCGACGTGCGCCATCAGCTGACCTCCGTGCAGTCGATCTCGGCGCGGCGGTCCTTCTCGTCGATGTTCCGGATCGCGTTGATTCGGAGCGTCTTCGAGCCGATGGTCAGCCGGTGCGTCTCGTTGACGCCGAGCCGCTTAAGCTCAAGCCAGCGGCACACGACCTGATAGGACCGGACGATGGCGACGCCCTGGGCGTACTGCCGCTCGTCGGCTCCGACGTCGCGGAGGTCGCACCGGAACGAGCCGACGAGGTTCCAGCTGTTCGCGTTGTGGCCGAGGTCGTCCGTCGAGGCGATCTCGTAGCTGAATGCCGTCTGCTTGAGAAGCCCGCCCGAGATCATCGGAACGGCCCCCGCACGGACAGGCTGTCGAGCAGGAACTCCAGCGACATCGGCACCATCGTCAGGTTCACCGGCTGCGACGCCTCGGGGTTGTTGTACCAGTGCCCGACGAGCGCGATGAGCGCCTGCTCGGCGTCGGCCGGATCGCTTGCGTGGCCCGCGACGTAGGTCACCGTGATCAGCGTCCCCTCGTAGAGCGAAGGCTTCTCGAGGAACCGGATTACGGGCATCGCGTCGCTCTCGTCGACCCAGTAGTCGGTCGCGGGCATCGTCGTGAGCACGTTCGACCCGTCGTAGTACTGCACGCTCGTGAGCGACGTGTACGGCGCCGCGTTGAGCACGGCATCCGTCCACTCGCGCAGCTTCATCGTGCGCGTGGCGCTCGAAAGGTACCGCCCCGTCCGGCGCTCGAAGAGAGCGACGGCCGCGGCGATGAGACGGGTGAGCTCGGTGTCATCGTCCGTATAGGAGATGCGAAGCGCCGTCTTGACTTCCGTGAGCGTGAGAGCCATGGAAAGGGTCGGACGCGGTTTCCCGCGTCAAACCCCGGTTTGGAGGAGATCGCCGGATCAGACGGTGAGGGCCGCGAACGCAGCCGGGAGCATGATGCGCGAGTCGGTGCGCGTGTAGACGTACAGGTTGACCTGGTGCGTCGCCGCCGCCGAGTACGGGTCGATCATCGAGGTGATCCCGGTGCGGTCGAAGATCTCGAAGTAATCGAAGTTTCCGACCACACCCACGAACGCGCCGTTCGTGGTCTCGTCCGACTGCTTCATGTACGCGCTGATGCGGTACGGGACGCCGTAGATCGAGCCCGGGATGCCTTCGGTGAGGCCGCCGTTCTCGCTCGGCTTCCAGATGTAGTCGGTCGTGTTGACCTTCAGCTTGCGGATCGCCTTGATCATGCTGTCGTGCAGGAGCCAGGAGAAACGCGGGCCGCTGCGGTACTGCGGCGACACGCGGTGGACGCAGTTGATGATCATGTCGCCGGTCAGGTCGTCGTCGGGAGCGTTGCCCGCGCCGCCCCCGCCGATGGTTTCCAGCTGCGTGATGCCTCCCGACTCGTCCGCGATGCCCTGCGGCTCGCTGGAGCCGGTGCCGAGCGTGTAGTACTCCTCCTGCTTCAGGGCGATGGAGAGTCCGCACTTGTCGGCGACGTAGTCAAGCCCGCTGCCGATGCCGCCGTTGCCGATGGCGTCCTCGATGAACTCCTGCGACATGGTGACGCGGGTGGCGAACTTGTACGGAACGACGCTGATCGCGGTGGTGAAGGACGGATCGCTGGCCGAGATCGACGAGCCTTCGCTGACCAGCGCGGTCGTCGGAAGGTTGCCCTCCACGCTGATCGTGCGCTTGCTGTCGATGGTGGTCACGCGCGCGAGCTGCCGCAGGACGTTCGCCTGCTGGAGCTTGTTCACAATCCGGCGCTCCATGTCCGTCGGAATCGCGGCGTTGCTCGACGAGGTCGAGAGCGCGCGCATCTCCATCGGGTTGCCGGACAGCACGGCGGACATCCACCGCTGCGCGTACTCCTTCGAGTCGCGGTCCTCGACGCCGGAGATCGCGGGGAGCTTGGCGCGGAGGGTCGGCTCGGCGAGGCGGGCCTCGAGCTCGCGCACGCGGTCCTCGGCGGCCTTGCGCATCGCGTACTGCGACTGGATGGTGCGCTCGACCGCATCGAGGTCGGCGTCCATCTTGGCGAACTTCTCGCGCTCCTCGCCCGAGCCGAGGTTGTCGACGGTCTGGCCCGCGCGGCCGGTGCGGCGCTCGTACGCGTCGACCGACTTCCGGTACTCGTGGGCGATGCCCTGCAGCCTGTTCAGCTCATCCATCTCTTCAGCCTTTCGTTGTGAAGTTCCAGCCGCTTCCGCGCGGCTTCCATGGCAGCCGCGTCAACGCGACGCAGGCTGGAATTGGTCTGTGGATACGCGGCGTCCTGCACCACGCTGATCTCGACGAGCTTCGCCCGCTTCACCAGCCGCTCGGTGCGCGACTTGTTCCACGAGTCCTCCTCGACGAAGAACCCGAACGACATCTCGCCGGACAGGTCCCCGCGCTCGAGCAGCACGCGCACGTCGTTGCCGAGCGTGGTGTCGGGCAGCTGCGCGTCGAAGGCGAGGCCCTGACGGTCCGAACGCAGCGACAGCGTGCCCGAGCGCGTCCGCGCGAGCGGCATGGAGGTGTCGTGGTTGTAGTAGAGCTTCACGTCGCCGGCCGAGCGGAGCGTCTCGTTGAACGCGCCCGGCGCGATCCGCTCGACAAACGTGCGGCCGTAGTCGGCGATCTCGCGGCTGTCCTGGTTGTAGACGGCCGCGTAGCCGGACAGGTTCCGGCCGGTGACCGTGTTCTCGCTGCGGATCGAGCGGCGCTCAAAAGTCATTCGGCGTCCCTTCCTGCTCGCTGGTGTCGTTGCCGATGTTGGTCTGCCCGCCGCCGGTGCCGACGTTGAGCGCGAGCGTCGGCTCATCAAGGCCGGGCAGCGGCGGAAGATCGAGCTTCGCGCGCGCCTCGTTTCGGGTCAGGAACCCGGCCTCCACGCCGGTGCGGAGCGCCGCCATCTGCTCGGCGATGCCGGGCCGGATCAGCGCGTCGAGGTCCCACGTCATCGAGTCGAACGGGCTCGCGAGCTTCAGGAGCACCTCGGCCTGCCACGCGTGCAGCCAGTGCTGCAGGCACGCGTCGACGTACATGCGCGACAGCCACTCCATCGTGCCGTATCCGGCGCCCGACTCGCCCGAAAGCATGGAGACGGGCACGCCGTAGATGCGCGACACCTCCTGCACCGAGAAGTTCCGCGCCTCGCCGAGCCCGGTGTCGTCGAGCGTCGAGCTGATCCGCTCGACCTTCATGCCCTCGGCGAGCACGAGCGGCCGCCCCGTGTTGACGCTGCCGGCGTGGCGGGCCTCGTAATCGGCCATGATCTTCTGCATGGCCTCCGGGCTCAGACGGCCCGGATGCACGAGCGCGATTTTCGGGTTTCCGGCGTTCGTGTACGCCTTCAGCGCCATCTGCTCCTGCGCCGCCATCACGCTCATCGCCGTGCGGCACAGCCGGACGGGGCTCTCGCCCCACAGGCCGTTAGTGCCAGGCGCACGGATGTGCAGCATGTCCTGGAGCTGGATGGTGCCGTACGCGCTCGTGCGGTACACCGGCCGGTCGCCGGTGAGGTCAAGCGACGTCGACTCGGGGTCGAGCATGATGAGCTCGAGCAGCTCGCCGCCGCGCGTCCGGTTGATCGCCGCGAAGGCGTTTCCCCACAGGCACGCCTGAAGGGTCATGGCCCGCCTGAACTCGTACGCACTCGTCAGCGTCGAGGGAGAACGCCACAAGGAGTCCGCCGCCGACGAGGAAACGGTCGAGCTCAGACGGGCCACGTCCGAGGAGATCAGCGTGACCGCCCGGTACACGGGCGTGTAGCGCAGCGCCGTCAGCGGCGTGAGCGTCGGCACCGCGCCCGACTCCGCGTCGATCAGCGTGGTCGCCGACCATGGCCCCACGAACATTCGCTGTAGAAGGCGCTGCAGCATGCAGCGCATCATCGGCCGAGCGTCAAAAACCTAGTGGCGCTGAATCGCGGTTTACATGCTCTCGTAGACGCTCTCGCCCTGCCCGCCCCACGAATGCACCGCCATGACAGCGGCCACGAGCGGGTCGATGATCCGCTTCGGCGAGTCCTTCGTGAGCCGGATGTTTCCGGCATGGTCGCGCTTCGCGATGGCCGTGCGGCAGGCCGCCCGCATGATCGGATCGTCGCCGCACAGGATTTTCCCACCGGCCCAGAGCTGCTGCCACAGCTGGCAGCCGGGCCCGAACGTGGAGATACCCATGCTGTACGTCTGCATCGGTACGCCGTCCTGCTCGAGCACCTCCACGAGGTACTTCGAGCCCCACCGGTCGTACGCGACCTGTTGGACGTTGAACTCCTCGAGCACGGCCTTCAGCCGGATGCGCACGGCCTCGTAGTCGATCTCACGGCCCGGCGTGAGCTCGATGCGGCCCTCGGCCGCCCACGTCCGAACGGGCAGCCGGTAGTCGAGCTCCCGCTGCGCCACGTCCGCCTTCGGCCACCAGTAGTGGCCGCGCAACGCCACCGAGCCGTCGTCAAGCGGAACGGCCACGATGAGCGCCGTCATGTCGAGGTTCTTCGACAAGTCGAGCCCGCACCACGCCGACCGGCCGCGCAGCGCCCCCCAATCGACCGGCTCGTGCCTCGGCCACAGCGCCATGTCGAGCCAGCCGCCGGCGTTCTCCGTCACGCGTGCGGCGTGGTAGCGGCAGAACTCGGCTCGGCCGATGGGGCTCGTCTTCATCGTGTTCCACGCCCGCCGCAGGCTCTTCAGGTCGGGCTGCCCGTATTCGAGCCCCGGATTCGCCTTCGCCCAGCAGTCGGCATCGTCGAGGTCGTCGTCGGCGTCGATCCCGTACAGGATCGGCATAACCGTGTCGTCCTCGACCTCGCCCTTGAGGATCGCCTCGCCGTTCGCCACGAGCTCGCCGTAGATGTTGTCCGGCTGCGACCCCGGCGTCGAGATGATTACGCCGAGCGACTCCCGGCGCTTGCTGCCCGTCGTAAGCAGCTTCGTCAGGAACCGGCCCTTGAACTCGGCCGCCTCGTCGGCGATCCAAAGCGACGGGTTAAGGCCGTCGAGCGACCGCTCCAGCGCCGGCAGCGCGGACGCCTCGCAGTCGGCGTCGCGGCGGATGATCGACAGGAACTTCGGCTCCATGTCGGTGTCCTCCATCCGCACGACCATCGTCTTGGCGGTGTCGAGACAGATTTCCGCCTGGTGCTCGCTGTTCGCGATGATGTGGACCCGCCGGCCATCGCCCTGGACGAGGTCCCACAAGGCGAGCCCGGCCATCAAGGTGGTCTTGCCGTTGCCCCGGGCGACCTGCAGGATGCCGAGCTTGACGCGCCGGCGGCCGTCCTCGGACCATCGCCAGCCCCACAGGTTCGCTAGCGCCCACAGCTGCCAGTCGGCGAGGGTGAAGGTCTTGCCCGAGTCGTCGCCGACGAGCGTCAGCCGGTCGAAGAACTCGGCGAGGCGCTCGATGGCGTCCCAATCCATGTACAGGTCCGTCCGGTTCAGGTCGCGCTCGAACCGCTGGCACGCGGCAAACACCAGCCCGCCGGTCGGAATCCGAGACTCCAACACCGAGGTGACGTAGCGAGAGACTCGATCACGGGCGGACATGCGCTATTTTTTCAGAC